GAAGCAGATGAGGTTGGGTATAATTATTTTTTTAAAGACATAATAAAAAAAGTAATCATAGCAAGATTACAAAAAAAGGGGCTACTAGATGAGTATAACAATACTTGATGTTGAAAATACAGTTACTATTAAAAATGGTAAAAACCATCTTGATCCATTCGAGAGGACAAATTCTTTGGTTATGGTTGGTGTTTATTCATTGGATGCTACAGATTCATCCACTTATATTTTCGACCATTGTGACATTACTAAAGATGATGATGTTGTATATAACAGAAATACAGTTCAAAGGATATTAGATGAGACTACCACTCTTGTTGGTCATAATATTTCTCATGACTTACTATGGCTTTGGGAATCAGGATTCGTATATACAGGAAGAGTGTACGACACAATGCTCTCTCAACACATACTTAACAGAGGACTTGGGACAACAGCACTAAATCTTGCAGCAGTTGCTGAACACTACAGGTGTCAAACACTAAAACAAGACACACTAAAAGTGTATTTCAAAAAAGGTTATTCAACCAGGGATATACCTAGAACTGAATTAGAAAACTATCTAAAACATGACTTGGGTGCAACCAAAGAGATATATCAAAAGCAAAGTAAAAAGCTTATTAATAGCACACTTCTACCAGTTGTGCAACTAACAAATGAAGTAGCCTATTGTTTATCTAAGATGTATCAGAATGGTTTTAAAATTGATAAAGATAAACTTAAAGATGTTCGTAAAGAGTTTGAAGATGAGAAGCTGCAATTAGAAACTGACTTACAAAAATATACAAAGTATCTAATGGGTGATACACCTATTAACTTAAATAGTCCTGAACAATTATCTTGGGTATTGTTTAGTCGTAAACCTTTATCTAAAAGTAATTGGTTAAATACTATTAATGATCAACCATATATGGACAACACTGTATTTAAAGTAGCAGTTAAAAAACAATTTAAAACAATATATAAAACAAAAGCAAAACAGTGTACTACATGTAAAGGTAGAGGTTGTGTATTTAAAATAAGAAAAGATGGATCTCGATATAAGAAACCAACTAAGTGTAAAGTTTGTGATGCTAAAGGATTTATTCTTGAAGATACAAAGTTTGTAGCAGGTCTTAAATTTTCACCGTCTAATATAAAATGGGCTAGTGCTAATGGTTTTAAAACTAGTAAGAGTAGTTTAGAAATGTTAAGTAGTGTAGCTCATAAGAAACAAATGACAGAAGCACGGGACTTTTTAGATAGGTTAAAGAGACTGTCTGCTATTACTAGTTACTTATCTAATTTTGTAGATGGCATTGATAATTTTGTAAAAGAAGATTCAATGCTACATGTAAAACTAAATCAACATATAACAACAACTGGTAGGTTTAGTGGTTCTAATCCTAATATGCAAAACATACCTAGAGGATCTACTTTTCCAGTTAAAAAAGTATTTGTATCTAGATTTGAGAACGGACAGATACTAGAAGCTGATTTTGCTCAGTTAGAATTTAGAGTTGCTGCTTATCTTAGTCAAGATGAAACAGCTATTAAAGAAGTAATAGAAGGTTTTGATGTTCATAGTTATACTGCTAAAGTTATTACTGATGCAGGACAGCCTACTACACGGCAAGTAGCTAAGATGCATACATTCGCCCCTTTGTATGGTGCAACTGGCTATGGTAGAACACCTGCCGAAGCTAAATACTATGAACACTTTTTACAAAAGTACAAAGGGATTGCAAGATGGCATAAGGTATTAGCTAATGAAGCTCTAACAAAAGGTGCTATTACTACACCAAGTGGTAGACAGTTTGCTTTTCCAGAATGTACAAGGAGAAAAGATGGAAGTGTTTCTCACTTTACTCAGATTAAAAACTATCCTGTTCAATCATTTGCTACAGCAGATATTGTTCCATTAGTTTTAGTTGAAGTGACAAACAAATTGACACATCTAAAAAGTATTGTGGTAAACTCAGTTCACGATAGTCTTATTATAGATGTTCACTCTAATGAAGTGGATGATATAATAAGTATTGTAAAAGAAGTTGAAGGGAACTTAGTATCTTTGATGAGAACTAGGTGGGGTATAAAGTTTAATGTACCTTTAAAATTAGATATGAAAATAGGTAAAAGTTGGTTAGAACAGACAGAAATATAGGAGAATTATATGTCTACAGAAATAGTTACACTTAATACAGATAAAAATAGTTTCAATCAGTTAGCAACAGCAATGGGTATGACTGCTGATATGGACACTAGAAAATCTAAAAGCAATTTAGCTAGATTAAAAATAGACCATGCAGGTATTGATGGTGAGACTGAAATAAAAGGTAAAAAGAAAACTATCAAGGTAGTAGATCCTGGTATGTATTCTTTAGAGTTACCTGATGGTGATAAGATTTATCAAGAAGATCCAAAGATTAGATTATTCCAACAGAAGTTTATGTATAAAAGATACATAATGGCTAATGGAGATAGCAAAGGCACGTTTGTAAAAACAATCATGGCTAATGACTTAAAATCAGATCTCATTGATAACATTGGAGGTGTTAACTGTGGTAAGCCTAGTGGTTGGATTGAAGACTATCAAGCTTTACCAGAGAGTCAAAAGAACTTAATTAAAAGTATTAAAAGAGTTCGAGTGTTATTTGGTTTGGCTACATTTGATAAAGCTATTGATAGTGAAGGGCTAGATGTTGACCCACAAGAAAGTGTTGCATTTATTTATGAAGTAGATAATCGTGAAGCATTTAAAACATTAGGTACACCTATTGCTCAAATGGCTAAACAGTCTAGATTATTACCACAACATCATATTAAATTAGGTACAGATGAAAGACAGATTGCATCTGGCAATAAATACTTTGTACCAAAAGTAGAATTACTACCTAATATAATTGAGATTACAGAAGATGATCAAGGTACTTTTAAATCTTTTACTGATTGGATAGAAAACTATAACACATGGGTTAATACAAATCATCAAGAATCTATTGATGCTAAAAAGCAACAAGAAACTGATGCATTAGTTAATGAGTTTGTTGAGATTGATGAGTCAGGTAATGTTAACTAATCCTATTGAACTAGCAGTTCATAAACATCTTAATAGTATTACTACTAAAGATAGTATCTTATCTAAAAAAGTAATAAAAAATATTGTTAAAGATATTGAAACTGCACTCAATAAACAGTTTGTTGAAAAAAGGACAGGTGAGTTTAATCTTAGAATGTCTAATATCGGCAGACCTTATTGCCAACTCTGGTTTGATAAAAACAAGCCAGAGTCGGCTCTTCCTCCATCATCTAATTTTATTATTATGATGTTAATTGGTGACATACTTGAGGCTGTATTTAAAGGTTTACTTACAGCCTCAGGTGTTTCATACAAAAATGGAGAACAGATTGAGTTAGATTTAGGTGATGGTTGTAAGATACCAGGAACACCTGACATTATATTTGATACAGGAGTTGCTGATATTAAATCTGCAAGTCCGTGGTCTTATCAAAATAAATTTAAAACATACGATACGTTAGCTGAAAAAGATAGCTTTGGATATATAGCACAATTAGCAGGTTATGCTAAAGCTACTAACACTAAACCAAATGGTTGGTGGGTTATTAATAAAGGTACAGGAGAATTTAAACATGTAGATTCTCCTCAGTTAGATACAGATAAAGTTTTAGCACAAACTAAACAATTGTATAAAGAATTAAAAATAAATAAATTTAGAAGATGTTTTGAAGATGAACCTGAAACCTATCGTAAAAAACCTTCAGGTAATCGTAAGTTAAAACAAGAGTGTTCATGGTGTTCTTATAGACATGCTTGTTGGCCTGGACTTAAAGAGATGCCATCTAGAGTTTCAAAAGCTGAAGTACCTCCGATGGTTTGTTATACAAAAGTTAACTAAATGTTTAATGCAAAGTCTTATGCAGCCTCTAAAAGAAAAGGTTATCGTAGTGGTCTCGAAGTTCAAGTACAACAACAATTAACTAAAGCTAAATTAGATGTAGGTTATGAAACTATAAAAATAGAATGGGAAGATTTAGCTTATAGAAAATATACACCTGATTTTATATTACCTAATGGTGTAATAATAGAAACAAAAGGATTGTTCACACCTACAGATAGACGTAAACATATACTAATACAAAAGCAACATCCAGAATTAGATATAAGATTTATATTTACAAACAGTAATAAAAAACTAAATAAGAAATCTAAAACAACATATGCAAAGTGGTGTGAAAAACATGAATTTTTATATGCT